AATATTGAACAACCCTGACTATTCGAAGTTTAGGGTGTGGGAAGGGCGCATATGATTACAACTTACGCAGAACTCCAGACCTCAATTGCAACTTGGTTAGTCCGTGACGACCTAACCGCAATTATTCCTGATTTTATTACGTTAGCTGAATCTAAATTCAAGCGTGATATCCGGGTGCGGGAGCAAGCAATATCTCGTCGCCCGTAATCGCAAAGACTTCAGGTTGCCCTGCTGTTGAGCCTAGCCGCCGTGAACGTATCTCTGACAGTGCCATTGCGCGTAACTGCGTCTTAGGGCTTGTGTTCAGGTGTGCAGAGCGTATTTCAAGGAAGTCGCTAGGTAATCCCGTGTATTCTGTCGTTGCGTCTGCTGTTGCTCTCTTCTCCATTTCCCGCACCCGGATATCACGCTTGAATTTAGCTTCAGCTAACGTAATAAAGTCAGGAATAATTGCGGTCAGGTCTTCGCGCACTAGCCACGTTGCAATTGAGGTCTGGAGTTCTGCGTAAGTTGTAATCATATGCGCCCTTCCCACACCCTAAACTTCGAATAGTCAGGGTTGTTCAATATTCGCTGAACGTGAACGTCATTGCCGATCATTTCAGCATACGTTACACCAAACTCTCGCATGTACTGCTCCACCACAACCTCTGGAATAGTGCCGACAAAATAACCTAATCCATCAACGGGCTTATCCGCTAGTATTTCCTTTTTGCGTTTCACTGCCTCAAGGATCGGCGCGACATCCTGCCGCGTTTCGATTACTAGATTATCGTCAACAGTATGAAATTTAGTTTCCATCAAGCGAACTCAGCAACACCAGCATCAACTAACGCTTGCGCCTCTTTCGCTGACAGCTTCGGAGTGTCACCGGCATAGTATTTATCTGTTGCCGTTTTGTGCTTTGCTGCGGTAATTATCACCGCCTTCTTTCTTTCTCGCTTCGGCTTTTCTATCTGTTCTTCGGTCATATCAACACCCACAAAAAAGCCCTACCCCAAAAAGGGGTAAGGCTCGGTCACTTAAGAAGTGGTCAGGTCGAATACTCCACCATGAGCCGCTTCATTACATACTTCTACGGTTGATTCCCAAACGATTTGCTTCTGGACGTAATCGCCAGTTGAAGCAATATCTTTGGTAGAAACACCGCGCAGATCAGCACATGCTAGATACTCAGGATCAAGTACCAGTGCATCACGAGCGCGCACATGGCGACTAGCAACGCATTTCAAAGTGGAGAAATCACCCGAATATACGTCAATGCTATTCACCAGTTTCTTGTCGCTGTCGTCCTGGTAACGAGTGCCACCACCAGAAAAACCAGATACCTTCCCCTTGTTGAATGAACCGAGAAGAAGAAGCTTAGGATCACCTCCAGCATCAAAGCAGTCCTGCAAGACACCTTGCAGAAGAGTTTCAGTGAAAACACGTTGTGTTGCGTCTGTACGGGTATCAACACCATTACCCGTAGGATCAGCACCAGCACCATCGACATTAGAAGTCAGATAGGTATTGATAGACGCCATTTCACGGGCAGTACCAATATTAGTATTTACCTTAATGTTACTTGCACCTACTGCTGACATTTCCCAATCAGTCTTGATCTCTTTCAACTTCTTGGCAACCTGCCGACTCATTTCACCTTTAACACCTGCGTGATTCATACCGCGCTCTTGTGTTCCGGTTACTTTCGCATCTTTAGTCAAGATTTGCGTATAGTTTGAAAGGCGAGAAGTTGGATCATCTGCCGCTGTTCCTGCTGCCGCGCCCTCTGCTACTGCATTGGTTGCGCTTGGTGCTGCAAGGCTATCAGTCTGCCATTCATGGACTGTATTGCTGGCCTTTGCCTTCTTCATTACCGACAAAAGAGGAGTCGAAGAGGGGCTAACGTCCCAAATCATATCGGTCAAATCTTCACGGTTGCCGACCATTACATACGAACTTTGTTGTGCCATAATAATTACGCCTCCCGGCGTTATTTACATTCTATCAATTAAGAGATTAGCGACTGCGTCTACACTGCCGCCAGATTGTTTAACCAATTTCAGCTTTTGTTTCTGCGCTGCTTGCGCTTTGCTTTGCTTCGACGTAACTGCCCCAGGCTTTAAAACTCGTGGCTTTTTCACTAGTTTCTTCTTAGTGATTTCAGCTTTAGTTTCTTGCTGGGTTTGCATTTGGTCATATAGCATTGCTTTACGCGCAATCATTACCGCCCTATGATCTGCTACCTGCGCTATCTCTTCGGGCTTGTACCCGTTAGCATTCAGATACTTCGATACTTCAGACTGTTCTTTGGCTTTAACTTCAGGGTCAGCCCACTGCGGAAGCACTGCGTCTAACGCTTGTGATTCCTGCTGTAGATACCTTGCCCGTTGCTCTTGATTAACCTGAGTGTTTTGTGAATCAACAAATTGAGTCGCTTGTTCGATCTGTGCGTGACGCTCTGCCATGTTCTGCCGAGTAGCCGCGTATAAACCGGGGTCTTGCGCCTCTAGTTGCTGCCAATCAATGGATTGATACTCACCCATCAGGTTTTGCTTTTGAACGTCTAAAAGTGCGGTGCTTTGCTGTAACGTCTGCTGTAACTGTTGCTTGGCTTGCTGGGTCTGCGCATCAAATGATTTACGCTCTTCCGCAAGATCCATGCTCTTCTGGTTAACACTTGACTCTAACTGATAGTTTTTAATCAGATCTTTAAGAGTGGCTGTGCCTTTTTCGCCATTAACTTTAGTGTTCAATACAAGTTGGCCTTCGTCGTCTACGTCGATAGCGCTTGCATCTACTCCCAAATAATCGGCTAATTGGTCAGCTTCTAATTCGATCTCATCAATTGCGTCTGTTTCGTCTGTAACCTCTTCAGATTCATCATCTGAGCCTTCAGAATCGGCCTCTAGCGCCTCTTCGTCGTTAATCTCATCCACAACCTCAACGTCGGTATCGGTAGTCTCTGGTGTGGCCTCTACTGGCTCTTCACTGGGATAAAGAGCTTCAGCAATTCTGTCTTCTACTGAAACGTCTTCAGCGCCCATTTGGGTGGCTTCCGTCATTTTTAATACTCCAATAAAAAACCCCCAAGAAGGGGGTTTAAGGAACCTGTCTCCAGGTGGTTTGCTGCCTCACGGCATGAATTCGGTCTTACTTTTGCTTGGCAATCTCGAAGTCGGCTAATATCCCGTCTTCGGCTATTGTCTCGAAGTGTGCTACATAGTTATCGTGAATAACTTTGGTGATAGCGACTAACTGGCAAGCCTCGATATCGTCATAGTGCTGTGCTAGTTTATCCAGCAGGTTTTGACTCAGTCTTTCCGTTGCTTCTATCCATAGGGGTGATTCGATCAGCGCTCTCGCTTGTTGTCCCCTGTCGCTTTCGTGCTGCAAAGATTCTGTCATAGTTGTCTCTGTAGTTTTGATCTGTTGGTGGTGTGCGGGGTTTGTTCATGGGGTTCATTTTAGGAAGTTCTTTAGTTTATGTGGCTCTAGCGTCATTGCCGCACCCTCTGCCGCGTTCGCCATGTCGTCAACCCTGAAGCCTAAATCTTCATAGAACTCGACAAGCTTATCCATGTCAGTCGTATCGTCAATCGGGTCTGCTGATAGCTTTACTCTCTGGTCAGGGTGTTTTTCCGCTATCTCTTTAAGCGTCTTTTTCATTGCTGCCTTAGCGTGACCCTTGCCTCTGTTCTGTGGGTCAATCCATAGCTTATTAATTAGCGTGTAATTGTCATGGTCTACAACTTCGTCAAAGTAATCCAGAACCTCGTCTGATTCATTTGACCATGTCAGGTAATTTGTTCCAGGCAGTTCATCTAAGTTTTTCATACCCCCAGTATCACCCAGCAACCCTTTAGGCGCAACTGATTGCTGCAATAACCCGTCTTTACGCACTATCTGCTGATCTAGGGGTACGTCGTACTTTTTGTAGAACGGATTGGCTAGGCGCTCTTGCATGGTCATGTTCATGCGTTTTTGTACAAGTCTAGCTTCTGTTTCACCTGCTAGGCTTTTGTATGCCTCGAAGGGGTCTAGCTGGTGGTCACCTATTAAGCTCATCTTTTCCGCTGTTGCCGCTCTATACTGCTCATCCCAGTACTTATATTCTGGGCTGCCATCTTGCAGCTCATCCATCTTTCTCGCCGCCTTCAGATCAGCCGGTCGCCTTCCGGCAAAATGAATTAATGCGCCACCAAGAACTGTATGATAGCTATCCTGATGTAGAACGCGGGGTGCTAACAGTGCTAGACCCTTCACATCGCCAGGGGT